TGATCCATTGGCCAGTGTAAGGTTACCTATTGTTGAACCTGTTGCTCTTGCAATGGTTCCTGTTGTCGTAACGTTCTCGTTACCAAAACTTATTGCTCCACTGGAGTCTGTTATGGATCCATTGGCCACGGTCAGTGTGCTGTTGATCGCGAAAGATGTTCCTGTTGTTGTCAGATTCTCATTGCCAAAGCTGATCGCTCCTGATGAATCAGTTATTGAGCCATCTGCAAAAGTTAGGTTACCAAGAGTGGTACCAGATCCAGCTGATAACGTTCCTGTGGTCGTTAAATTCTCGTTTCCAAAACTTATGGCACCTGACGAGTCAGTTATGGATCCATCTGCCAACGTTAGGTTTCCCACCACTGATCCTGTCTCTGCTGACAAAGTACCCGTCGTGGTCAGATTCTCGTTTCCAAAACTGATCGCACCTGACGAGTCAGTTATGGATCCATTCGCGAACGTAACTGTTGCGAAAGTTGATCCTGTTACGAATGTCTGTGCACCACTGAAGGAGAACGTACCACCGAAACTAGCATCTCCATCCACTATCAAATTTTCATTTATGTTTATACTTGCCGAATCCGATGAACTTATGGATGTTCCTCCGAAACCAAGTCCGGCTATGACCACCCGTCCCGATCCACTGGCTGATATCTTCAGGTCATCATTGGAGTTTAAGACTTCGATGTTGTTGTCGTTGAATCTTATGGCAGGGAATACTACCGATCCTGTACCACTGGGGTGTACATCGATGTCTGCGTTTGTCAGTCTTGATGTGATGTTGTTGCCGAAGAACTTGATGTCCGCCTTGACAGGCACAAGATCAAAGAAATCATCGAAATTGTTGTTTATCTTGTTACCAGATTCATAAAGCGAATCACCTGATCCGTCATCCGCATTTACACCTACATCTATTACTTCTTGTGTCATATTAGCAATATTTAGTGGAAAACGTTAATGTGTGTTGTGGCTATTATCCAGCACTTATCTTTAAAGTACCAGAGTCGTTGTATAGTTGACCTGCGTTTGATGGGTCACTAGTGGGCAGGTTCGCCATTAAAATTACAGCAGGAATCATTTCTATCGCTCCTGTGCCTGTGGCGTCAAGTTGTAAGTTTGCATTTGAGGCCGATGCAGTGATTAAATTGTCCGTGATGCTGATCCCACCGTCTATGTCCAAACTTCCTGTGACTTTTGCTCCGCCTTGTTGTACTCTGAATGCCTCGGCAATTCCACCTGCTACTGTAAAGGTTTGGAAAATTAATTCGTTAGCTGTACCGCTTGTACCGTCAAATAAAATATTGGCTCCAGCTGTGCCAGCCGAACCTACGAAACTTACGCCAGGAACGTTGGCGTTGTCTGATCTTTCTATTTTTACAAACGGTGTGCCGCCTTTTACAAGCAAACTACTAGACATCTCAACTTCACCTGTACCGGATGCAGATATTACTAAATTATCATTTGATCTTGATGCTGTAATTTTGTTGTCTGTTAAACTGATGCCACCGTCAACGTCCAATGTGCCTGATACTTTGATACTACCTGTGCCATTTGCTGTAAGGGTGATATCTGCATTAGTATCTAGTGAACTAATTGCTGTATTGTTTATTGATAATCTATCAATCTCAACGATACCTGTTCCATTTGCAAATATTTTAACATTACCGTTGGTATCTGAATTTGTTAAATTTCCATTTGATGATGTTGTGGCCGCCAAATCTGTGTACAGTTCTGAGAAATTGTCATTGGCCTTGGTCATGGCTGTACGTAACGTATCGCCTGTTGCCGCGTTGCCTAGTACACCTGTATCTATTATTAATCTCGCCATAATCTTGTAATCGTATTTATGGTTATCCTCGACGTCTGATCCTGGTCCTAGGATAAATTGCGCCAGTTGTGGGCTTGGTGTTCACGTCTTTATTATATGTGTTGAACGCCATGTTGCCTGATGTTGCTCTATGATTCTTCCACAGTGCAATCCTATCAATGTCTGAACCGTCTATGCTCACTCTTGTGTCGGTGGTTGCAGTTATGCCTCCTGCTGTGTCTGCCATTAATCCTGTGACAGCATTGTTTTGTAAATATGTTCTTGCCTGTGACTGTGTGAGCGTAGGATATATTCCTGCCAAACAAGCCAACATACCTGTTACGAACGGCGCACTATAACTTGTTCCTGATCCAGACTGTACTGTGTCCCAGTTTGGTGTATTTGCTTCCTGTCCTGGATACGGAACACCAAAAGCAATGGCACCTGACTCTCCTGCTCCAAAGACACCAACACCTGCGGCATATACATCTACACCAGGACCCCAATTGCTAAAGTCTGCTTTGCCGTTATCTGCTTTAGTGCCTAACGCACCTACACTGATAGCACCGTTGAATGAATAGGTGTCGCCACGATGGTAATAATCTCTGAATGGATAATAACCTCCAAAGAAGTAGTTCCGGTTTGCATAAGCGGCTTCACTAACAATGTAGTTGTCCCAGTTGTCGCCACCAGGCAAATCAATGTATCTGTTGTCGTTGCCGCCTGACGATACCACAATGATACCTTCTGTTATAGCATCTTGCTGATCACTATCAGGTGCTGGAGCATTTACAGTAAAAGTTTGATCGCTGGTCCAGTCTTTGTCACCTGGGCCAATGCCTCTTGCTGTTAGTTCTGCTTCTGATAGATCATTGCCTGTGCCGTTGTCTAAAGTTACACCCTGGAAGTGGATTAAAGCGGCACCGCCACCTATCAAATTTTCTGTCCCCAAACTCACATTCACAATGGTAGGATTCTTCCTGCCTGTTGCTGGATTCACTGCTTTGGTTCTGTGGAACTCTCTGATGTAGGCAAAGGTTCTATCTGTACTGCCACCGCCTGACTTTGAGCGTTCGTAAACTTTGTCAAACATATAGATGTTGGCATCGTTAGCAAGTCCATATAGTGTGCCTGCCGCATAACTTGTGACTGCCGTGGGATGATTATCTTCTGCTGAATAGTTATCACGAGCGTCTGCGTTGCTGTATGTGTAGTTTGTTCCACCGGTAATTGTGTTGTAGTGTTGACCCCAGTTATAGTCTACTACTCTACTTGAATAATCTGCGTGGTCGCTAAATGTGTCTACTTCAACAATAACAATGTCTACATTTTTACCACTTGCTGAATATGTTACACTATCATCAACATACCTGTCTGTTAGACTTGCGGCTGTTGATGACCAATTGGTTCTGTTTGTGGTTTCAATGTGTCTTGGTATACCCCAATTTCTATGGTCAACAACATACTTCATTCCTGGTGTGCCATTTGCTTTTGTGAATGCCGCCGTGCCGCTTGGGACACCTTTGTCAAATCTACCAGTAAAAGTACTTGCTGGTTTATCTACGATTCTGTCCAAAACACTCTGTGGTACAACTACTTCTACTCTGTCGTCATCGGCTACTTCTTGTGCTTCTTCCATTGTGAGCATATAGCCTGTGGTTCTTGAAGTTGGTCGTCTGTGAGTGCATTCAATCTGTCTATCTGGAATGTGTAAAGCACCACCTGGTGTTTCCATGTCATCGTAGAACGCCTTTGAGTCCTCGCCCTTCTTAAGTGTGACCTGAAACAGTTCCACCTTAAGACTCCAGTTGTACGAGATGTAGTGTGACCGTGATTGATGTGGATGCCGAGTCACCGATCTTGTTGGTGACCTTGATTGGTATGTTGGTGGTCACAGTGGAATCATCATTGTATCCGATGGCGCCAGGTGATATCAACACCGTTTCAGCACCCGTTGTGATCACTTCCGCTATCACGCCTGCGTCAGCGGTTGGGTCAACACCTTCCGCCCTTGAGGCATCTGCGTCCCTGTCCTGGTTACTGGTGTACACTATGACCCTTGCCGCGTGTGATGTCTGTACCTTGTAGAGAGCGTAGCCGATGAATCCCGTGATGTCTATGTCCGTGGTACTGCCATCCTGTATTGATGCGGATCCTGCCTTGGTGGTCCTTGACTGGAGCCCAGATCCACCTGATGCCGTGATCGTGATCGTGCCATCCGAGTTGGCAGAAGTGGTAATGCCCGTGCCGCCTTGTATGTAAAGTTGTCCGCCGTCTGCTATGGCGATGCCAGCGGAATCATCACCTGTGAATGTGATACCTGAGGCTCCACCTGCCGAGGCCTCTAGACCTATTGTCTGTGTGCTGTGATCATAAGTCATCACATAGTTGTCTTGGCCTGATCCCACAGATTGATCTGCATTTAGAGTGAAGTTGCCCAGCACGACATTTCCCGTGCCGTTGGGGGTCAGTGTGATGTCTGCATTAGTATCTAGTGAAGTTATTGCTGTGTTGTTTATTGATAACCTATCGATCTCAATAATACCTGTTCCATTTGCAAATATTTTCACATCACCGTTGGTATCTGCATTTGTAAGGTTCCCATTTGATGATGTTGTGGCGGCTAGATCAGTGTAAAGTTCTGCGAAATTGGTGTTGGCCTTCGTCATGGCCGTACGTAACGTATCGCCTGTTGCTGGATTTCCCAGTGTTCCTGTGTCTATCGTTAATCGTGCCATGGTGTGTTACCCATATTTATTAAATACAGATATGTTCATAGAAACACTCAGGACCATGAGACTGTACGAACGCAAGAGTAAATTGGGGGTTTATCATACCTTCCACAGGAAAAACACCATATATGTATTCAAGTGTGACTCTTGCGGTGTCACCTTCCTTAGGCCCAAGGCACAGGTGGATCCAGACCGGGCATCAAACGATTACAAACATGTTTGTTCCTACTGTGATACCAAGAAGTACGCACAGAAAGTTGGTGTGAAGATGAGGAAGATATACCAGCTGGACGCCAGTTCTACCACGAAGACCCTATAGTTTCATCCATTTTATATCATCACGTCGGCCGTCCACCCATCTGCGTAGGTCAGCATATGTGCCGGTCCTGATGTTGG